TAGTGAAACAACTCTTCTGGTGACATTAGAAGATAAAAAACTGTTAAATTACTATGAAGGAGAAGTTCTTGACACTTCTCAATATTCATATGAAGAATTAAAAATTTTCGCTCCGGCTGATATGTACAAGCTGGTTAAAGTATAACTGTATTGCATGGTGTAATAGAAATAAGTACTCTACAAAGAAATATAAAAGGATAACAAAATGAACGAAACGGTAAATGTAGTAAAAAGAAATGGATCAGTTGAACCATTAGATATCAACAAGATTCATGTAATGGTAGAAGAGGCATGTGAAGGACTAGCAGGAGTAAGTGTTTCCCAAGTAGAGATGAATGCAGATTTACAATTTACAGATAAGATTGCAACATCAGATATACAAGAAATTTTAGTAAGAAGTGCAAGTGACTTAATTAGTTTAGATCATCCAAACTATCAATATGTTGCGGCTAGACTTTTATTATACGGTCTCCGCAAAGATGTATTTGGTAAGTTTGATTATGCTCCTCTTTATGACCTAGTAAAAGAAAATGTTAAACAAGGAGTATATGATGCTGAGTTATTAGAAATTTACTCAGAAGAAGATTGGAATCAACTTGATACATATATGAATCATACAAGAGACTTAGACTTTACATTCGCTGGAATGAGACAAGTAGCTGACAAATATCTAGTACAAGATAGAAGTTCAGGACATATATACGAAACACCACAATATATGTATATGTTAATTGCCGCAACTATTTTTGCAAGTTATCCTGATAATAAAAGGTTATCATATATTCGCCGTTACTATGATGCTATTTCTACATTTAAAATTAATATTCCGACTCCAATTATGTCGGGTGTTCGCACTCCAATAAGACAGTTTGCTTCTTGCGTTCTAGTTGACGTAGACGACACATTACCTTCGATCTTTAATAGTTCTTCTGCCGTTGGATATTACATTGCTCAACGTGCTGGTATTGGACTTAATTTAGGTCGTGTTCGTAGTATTGGATCTAAGATTCGTGGTGGTGAAGTAGCACACACTGGAGTTATTCCTTTCCTAAAAGTTTTTGAATCAGTAGTGCGTTCATGTACACAAAATGGTGTTCGCGGTGGAAGTGCTACAGTACATTTTCCTATCTGGCATAAAGAGATTGAGGATATTATTGTACTAAAGAATAATAAAGGAACGGAAGATAACAGAGTCCGTAAGCTCGACTATTCAATTCAGATCAGTAAGATCTTTTATGAAAGGCTAATTGAAAGTAAACCAATTAGTCTTTTTTCACCTCATGACTGCCCAGGATTATATGAGGCATTTGGTGATAATGATGCATTTGACGAATTATATTTAAAGTATGAAAAAGACAAAAGTATTCCTAGGACTGAAATCCCAGCATATGAATTGTTTACAAGCATTTTAAAAGAACGTGCAGAGACAGGACGTATCTATATTATGAATATAGATCATTGTAACCATCATAGTAGTTTTGATGCTAAAGTTAGAATGAGTAATCTATGTCAAGAAATTACTTTGCCAACAACACCTATTCAAGGTCTTGAGGATGGTGCTGGAGAGATTGCATTATGTATCTTAAGTGCTATCAATGTTGGAACATTAAGAAACTATGATGATTTAGAAAATTTATGTGATTTAGCAGTTCGTGCTTTAGATCAGATAATTGATTACCAAAATTATCCGGTTAAAGCCGCAGAGCTATCCACTAAGGCAAGGCGTAGTTTAGGAATTGGATATATTGGACTAGCACATTATCTAGCCAAAAGAGAATTACATTATAGTGATGACAAAGCCGCTCAAGAAGTTGGACGTTTAACAGAGGCTTTTCAGTATTATCTAATCTCGTCAAGTGTTGAATTAGCAAAAGAGAAAGGTGCTTGTTCTGCATATAATGAAACAAAATATAGTAGAGGTGTTTTACCTATTGATACATATAAAACTGACATTGATGAGTTCTTAGGAACCAAGTTAGAGTTAGATTGGGAGGAGTTAAGAGCAAAAGTTAAAGAACATGGTATGAGACATAGTACATTATCAGCTCAGATGCCTTCAGAGAGTTCTTCTGTTGTTAGTAACGAAACAAATGGTATTGAACCACCAAGAGCATTTATGAATACTAAGAAAAGTAAGAAAGGTCCGTTAAAACAGATCGTACCACAGTATAATAAACTTAAAAACAACTATAGTTTCTTGTGGGACGAAGGAGTCAATCAAGGCTATATTAAAATTGTTGCCGCAATGCAAAAGTTCTTTGATCAAGCAATTAGTGGCAACTGGAGTTATAACCCTAAGTTATATGAAAATAATGAAGTACCAATGAGTGTTATGTTTAATGACTTATTAACAACTTACAAATATGGTTGGAAAACAAGTTACTATCAAAATACTTACGACTCAAAAGGAGAAGACGAAGAATTATTAGGTGAGGTTCCTGAGGAGTTTACCCAACTTGCGGAGAACCCAAGTATTGTAATAGAAGAGGAAGAGTGTGAGGCATGCAACATTTAAAGAAAACCGTATTTAATAAAAATAAAGTAGATTATACAAAACAACCGATGTTTTTTGGTGAAGAATTAAACTCTCAACGTTTTGATGAGTTCCGTTATCCTGTGTTTGATAAGTTAACACAAACACAACTTGGATATTTCTGGAGACCAGAAGAAGTTAGTTTACAAAAAGATAGAAGTGATTATCTAAACTTTACTGATTCTCAGAAGTTTATTTTTACAAGTAACTTAAAGTATCAAACGTTACTCGATAGTGTTCAAGGTAGAGGTCCGGCGATTGCATTTGTACCTTATTGTTCGTTACCCGAGCTAGAAGCATGTATGATTACTTGGGATTTCTTTGAAACTATTCATAGCCGCAGTTATACTCATATTATTAAAAACATATATCCTGATCCTAGCGAGGTTTTTGATACTATTCTTGACGATGAAAAAATTGTTGCTAGAGCAGAAAGTGTAACAAAAGCATATGATGATTATATCAATGATGCACAATATTACTCAGCCACAGGTAAGGGTGATTTACGAGAAATTAAGAAAAAATTATATCTAGCAATGGTTAATGTTAACGCATTAGAAGGTTTGCGTTTTTATGTATCTTTTGCATGTACCTTTGCATTTGGTGAATTAAAAACAATGGAAGGTTCTGCTAAGATTGTTAGTTTAATTGCTAGAGACGAAAGTCAGCATTTAGCAGTTAGTACACATATTATTAAGAATTGGATGAAAGGTGATGATCCAGAAATGGTTTCTATTGCTAAAGAATGTCAAGATGAAATTGGACTCATTTATGATAAAGTAGTAGAGGAAGAAAAGGAATGGGCAGATTATTTGTTTACAAATGGTTCTATTGTTGGACTAAACGAAAAACTATTACATATGTTCATTGAGCATACTGCAAACAAAAGACTTAAGAGTTTAGGATTACCAATTCGTTATAACCAGAGTCCAAACGATAATCCGTTACCTTGGACACAACATTGGCTTTCAAACAAAGGAGTACAAAATGCTCCGCAAGAAACAGAAATTGAAAGTTATGTTATTGGTGGAATTAAACAAGACGTAGACAAAGACACATTTACAGGATTTAAATTATAATGTTAGTATCAACTAAAACAAGAAAAAAAGGAGATGTGATCTCTATAAAACTATCAAATGGCGAAGAGCTTATTTCTAGTTTTGTCGAAGAACAGGATACACATCTCCTTATTGATAGGCCAGTAGTTTTACAATCTGGTCCCAAAGGAACTCCAGCTTTGATGCCGTTCTTTATGACAGCATCACCTGATGCTACAAGAGACATACAGTTAAGCAAAACTCATATTGTTATGATTGCTGATACTGATGCTCCTTTAGCCAAGCAGTATACCTCAGCAATGTCAGGAATTATACAAACAGGAGCCATTCCAGGGTTGCAAGTTTAATAAATACTTGTATGACTGAAGTTCACAGAGATACAGATTCTAGAATATGCGGAGCACAAACCGTTGTTGCTGGTAACTCAACTGTCTTTGCAAATAATTTACTGGTAAGTGTTGATGCAGATCCTAATTCACACGGCTCCGGCAGTATTATTGCAAGTACAAAAAATGTTTATGCTCATAACAAACTAATTGTTGAGAACGGTGATGCCGCTAACCCGGATTCATTATGCCCAATACCACCTCATTGTGGCCCAGACACTAGTTCAGGGTCTCCTAATGTATTTGTAGGAAGTTAGCATGGTTAATATTCCAGTAATCCCAGGAGTCAATGTTCAAACACAAGGAATACTCAATAAGTCTATTAAAGACATAATTTGTGCGATACTCTTTGGCGGTATTGGAAACCTTTTAAAAGGAAATATCATATGTATTGAAGCAAATATAAACGAGATGCTTGAAGATGCTGGATATGCTAACTTATATGATATAAAAGACGAATTAAGATTACTACAAGATGAAGTTAAAGCATTTAACGACCATTTAGGTATAAATGATATAACGCAAAGGATTAATGATGCGTTAGCAGAAGTAAGATATCTACTAAGTCTAGGAGGATTATGTCCTGTTCCAATTAAGATACCAAATATTAACGGAGATATATTAGATCAAGTCACTGATAATGTTTTTAATAACTTACAAGGTGTATTAAGTGCATTTGGTCCATTGCTAAAACCTAAAATTTGTATTGATGCACAAGGAAGAATAAACACAGGATCTTTTGATCCAGGTAGTATACTTGATAATATCAGGAAAGCATCACAAAATGCGTTAAATGCTGGAAGTGTAATACCATCAAGTATTACATCAGGCTTTAATAACCAAATAAGCGGTGTTACAAGCAGTATTAAACAGGCAAGGGCAATAGAACTATTTCCAGACTTTAGACACAAGCATAACTTATTAACAGGAGCACCTGTTGTTGCTGGACAACCAGCGATAACTATTGCCGCTAGACCATCAGATGCTGATATTGCCGCAGTAGCTGGACTTTCGACTACAAGTGGCCCAGCATTTGAGGCCGCAGGAGCCTCTTATCCTCCTCAAGGAAATCCTAATTTAACAGATGCAACTAAGCAAGCACAACAGTTGGTTGCCAATGTTGCAAATAGTGCAAACTATCCTATTAATGCTGATAAAAATCTATGGGCAAGAGCATTGGGACCTGAAGTATATGCATTAGCATTAGATGCTTTAAACGGAGATGACCCATTTGTAGGTCAATCTCAAGATGTCTATGATTATTGTGGAAGAGTAGTTTCGCAAGAAACACAAACTATTACCGGAGATCCATTAGGTGCAGGATTGTCAGATACTACAGATGCAAATCTAACACCAACACCAATAAACTATAGTTTACTATGGATTGATGCACCAGCACAAAGTAGGGTTGGTTGGGCAGTTAGTGGAATTACAGAAGAAGCATTAGTACCAGATGACTATGGTTGCGAAGTACTAACACCAGCACTAGCATTAAACCCTGAAATTGAGTTATTTCAAGGCAAATCTCATATACTAAGTCTGCCACCAAGTAACCCAAATGTTAATTCTTTGGAAATAAGCAATTTTGGCTATAAAGATAACGGTTTAAGTGCCGTACGGACCCAAATTTCCTACGAAATGCCAGTTGGACAGGAATTTTACATATACGAAGCCAAATTAGACGGTTCAGGTAATAGAGTACCCGATATAACGAAGAGATGGACAAATGGACTGGTTCGTTTTGAATTTTCTGAATACTTAGATGAAGCAAATGGCAGAAACGAAGATCAAATTACTTGGGCTCAATCATTTATTCCGGATTTAATTCCAGATCCAAATGATACCAATAAGCAATTTGATTCTCAAGGACGATTGTTAAAGAGTACTTTGATACAAGCACCTTTACCAACCGAACCTGGTGAAGTTTGGACTGATAATGGATCAGTAGTATACGATAGTCCTACAGGTGGCAATCCAATCTTAGTAAAAACTTGGAAACGAGCAGTAGCAAATCTAGCAGTTGGCGAGAATATGCTTATTGAAGTAGACAGTACCTTCCC